TACGGATTTCGACCCAGCATGTGCGCAACGAGCGGGCGTCGCTCGGCTCGGGCGGCATCTTCGAGCGCGAGCGGCTCGGTGTCGGCGTCTATCCGTCGGATACGGCGGACACGTGGCAGGTCATCGGCGAGGACGCGTGGCGGGCGCTGGCGGCCGCGGAGTCGCAGCCTGGCGAGCCGGTGGTGTTCTCCATCGATATGACCCCGGAACGCTCCCATGCGGCGATCGCGGTGGCGGGCGGCTGGCGGGGCGGCACGCACGTCGAGGTGGTCGACCACCGGCCGGGTACGGGCTGGATCCTGGAGCGCGCCCAGCAGCTGCACGCGAAGTGGAAGCCGCGGGCGTGGGTGGTGGACGCGGGCGGGCCGGCCGGGTCCCTGATCGGGGATCTGGAGGACGCGCTGGGTGTCGAGGTGGTGCAGCCGAAGGCCCGTGAAGTCGCGGCCGCCTGCGGTCAGTTCTATGACGCGGTGACCGAGCAGACCGTCTCGCACCTGGATCAGGCGCCTCTGGCGTCGGCATTGGCGGGTGCGCAGAAGCGGCCGCTGGGTGATGCGTGGGCGTGGGCCCGTCGGATCGTGAGCGTGGATATCAGCCCGCTCGTGGCGGTGACGCTGGCGAAGTGGGGCCTGGGGGTCGACGTCGAAGAGCAGGCCGACCCGTTGGACAACATTTGGTGAGGGGCTGAGGGATGCGTCGCTGGCGGGCGTTGAGGGTGCGCCTGGCGGGCGCGGCAGGCTTGGCCGTGGGGGCCCTGTGGCGGTGGCTCCCCGGCCTTGCCGGCCTTGGCCTGGTGTCGTATGGGGCGTGGCTGGCGTGGCCGCCCGCCGGTTTTCTGGTAGCGGGTGTGCTGGTGCTGGCGGATCAGGTCGCTGACCGGATGTCCGGTGGAGGGGGGCCGCAGTGAGCTTCCTTCTGGGGCGGCGAGAGGTGAGGGTGTCGCCGTTTGCGGAGCCGCCGATCCCGCCGAACTCGGCTACGGGTATGGGCGGGTTCGCGCGGGTGGATTTGTCGAGGACTGAGGCGTCGCTGCAGAAAGTGGCCGTGTATGCCTGCGTGAACCTGGTGGCGACGGTCGCGGAGACGATGCCGCTGGACTACTACCCGCGGCCGCGTGAGACGCAGTCGCCGCCGTCCTGGCTGGCGGATCTGGGCGGGGATGGATTCGGCCTGCCCGACTGGCTGTATCAGTTCGTGTATGCGGCGATGCTGCGCGGCAATGTGGTGGGTGCGATCGGCCAGCGGAACAGGACGCGCGGCACGCCGACGTTGATCCAGTTGCAGCACCCGGACCTGGTGGGCGTCTGGCTGGACCAGGACGGCAAACCGGAGTGGCGGTTCAACGGCGAGAAGGTCGCGACCGGCGACGTGTGGCACAAGCGGGTGCATCCGACGCCTGGCCGGCTGCTGGGACTTTCTCCGATCGCCGTGCATGCATTGACGATCGGCACGGGCATTTCGGCGCTGCAGTTCGGTGCGCAGTGGTTCCAGGAGGGCGCGCATCCCTCGGCGATCCTGTCGACGGACCAGAACCTGAAGCCCGAGCAGGCGATGACCGCCAAGGAGCGGTTCATGGCCGCCGTTCACGGCCGCAGGGAGCCCGCGGTGCTCGGCAACGGCTGGAAGTACCAGTCGATTCAGATCGCGCCGAACGAGTCGCAGTTCCTGGAGACGAACAACTACACGGCGGCGGAGTGCTGCCGCATCTTCGGCCCGGGCTTCGCGGAGATCTTCGGGTACGAGACGGGCGGCTCGCTCACCTACTCGAACATTGAGCAGCGCTCACTGGACTTGCTCACCTACGCCGTCGATCCGTGGCTGGTGCGCATCGAGCGGGCCCTGTCGGAGCTGCTGCCGCGTCCGCAGGCGGTGAAGTTCAACCGGGCGGCGCTGGTCCGCACGGACCTGCTGACCCGCTTCAAGGCGCACGCGATCGCCCTGCAGAACCAGTTCGAGGTCGTCAACGAAGTTCGCGAGCTGGAGGACATGGCGCCCGTCGAGTGGGGCGACAAGCCCACCGCGCCGCCCCCGAGTCCCGCAGCCGTCAGCCCGCTAGGAGGTCACTGATGAGCGAGAAGAGCGAGCGCGCCTCCGTCACGGGAATCGTGCGGCGCGCCTATCCGGTCCAGCTCGAAGCCCGCGCCAAGGAAGGCGTATCGGGCGTCTCTACGATCACCGGCTATGCGTCGGTGGTCGAAGAGCCCTACGAGATGTGGGACTTCCTCGGCTCCTACGCCGAGGTCGTCCGTGCGGGGTCCTTCACTAAGACGCTGTCGGAGACTCCGCAGGTGCAGCTTCTACTGAACCATGGCGGTCTGGCGATGGCGTACACAAAGGCCGGGTCCCTGCGCCTGTCGGAGGATTCAACCGGTCTGCACATGGAGGCCGATGTCACCGCGACGCGTAACGACGTCTCGGACATGCTGGCCGCCCTCGCGGACGGCAGCGTCGATGAGATGAGCTTCGCGTTCCGCGTGACGCGGCAGATGTGGTCGCCGGACTACGACCAGCGCGACATCCTCGAAGTCGACCTGCACCGCGGCGACGTGAGTGTCGTGAACTTCGGCGCGAACCCGGCCACGTCGGTGCAGCCTGCGATGCGGGCGGCCGACTTCGACAAGCTCGGCGACGACGACGCCCGGGCGCTCTACGAGCGCCTGCAGCGCCGCCTCTCGCCGCCTGTGGAGCCCAAGCCGGTGGCTGGGCATCCGCTCTCGCTGTACCTGGCTCAGGCCGAGGCTCTCGCCCTGTAGCCGGACTCGCCTGCATCACCTGACGCGCCGGAGTCCACGCCGGAGCGCTCGTCGGCATGCCCGAGAGCGCCACCACCTGGACCACCACCCGGACGGCACGCGGGCGCGACCCACCCCATCACCGATCACCAAGGAGTAAGCCATGCTCGCATTCCTGCGCACGCAGCTGCAGGAGCTGCTGGAGCAGCGGGCCGCGCTGAAGACCGAACTGGACGGCATCCTCAAGGAGCCGACCGCGGAGAAGCGCGCGCTGTCCGAAGACGAGGACAAGGCGTTCAGCGAGAAGCGTGACGCCATCAAGGGCAAGGACACCGACATCAAGGCCGTCGAGGAGCGCATCGCTGACCTCGAAGAGTCCGAGGAGCGCGACAACAAGGCCGCCGAGCTCCGGGCGAAGTACCAGCCCGCGGGCCCGCAGCCGACCGGCATCAAGGTCACTTCCGAGCCGGAGACGTACCAGCGCGGCGGCAGCCTGTCCTACTTCCGGGACCTGTTCCGCGCTCAGCAGCGCGGCGACCACGAGGCGATCGGGCGCCTGCAGCGCAATGACCGTGAGGTCATGGAGAAGCGCGCGCTGACCACCACCGACGGCGGTGTGGGCGAGTTCGTGCCGCCGCTGTGGATGGTCGACGAGTACGTCAAGCTGGCCCGCGCGGCCCGCGTCGTCGCCGACCAGATCGCGCACCAGCCGCTGCCTGGTGGCACCGACAGCATCAACCTGCCGCGCCTCGCGACGGGTACGGCTGTCGCGGAGCAGGCGACGCAGAACACCGGGGTGCAGAACACGGACGCCACGTCGAACAGCGTGACCGCCTCGGTGGCGACGATCGCGGGCCAGCAGGTCGTGTCTCAGCAGCTGCTGGAGCAGTCGCCGATCAACATGGACTCGATCCTCCTCGCGGACCTGGCGGCGGACTACGCGACGAAGCTCGACGTGTTCGTCATCAACAACAACGCGGCGAACAAGCGCGGCCTGCTCAACGTCACCGGCCTCAACGCGATCACCTACACCGACGCCACTCCCACGGTCGGCGAGCTGTACTCCAAGGTGGGCGACGGCATCCAGCAGATCCACACGGGCCGCTTCATGCCGCCCGACAAGATCTTCATGCATCCGCGCCGGTGGGCGTGGTTCACGGTCGCTGTCGACACGCAGGGCCGTCCGCTGGTCGTGCCGGTCGCACAGATGCCGACGAACGTTCTGGCTGCCATGGGCGACGTCACCTCCGAGGGCTTCGTCGGAACCCTCCAGGGTCTGCCGGTGTACGTCGACCCGAGCATCCCGACCACTCTGGGTGGCGGCACCGAGGACCGCATCATCATCGCCCGGTCCAGCGACGTGATCCTCTTCGAGGGCACTCCGCGGGCGGAAGCCTTCCGTGAGACGAAGGCCGATCAGCTTTCCGTTCTGCTGCGGTTCTACAACTACGCGGCGCTGCACTCTGAGCGGTACCCGAAGAGTCTGAGCGTCGTGAGCGGCACCGGCATGATCGCCCCGACATTCTGACCGCCTTGGGCGCCGGACAACTGACACTGTCCGGCGCCCGGCTCGGAGGAGGAAGCCATGCCTGAGAAGGAAGAGAAGACTGACGAGGAAGTGCAGCGCGAGGCCTATGTCGCCTCGCTGCAGCGTGAGCGTGAGGGCTACGTCTTGCGCGGCCTGGACGACCGCGTGAGGGCCGTGGACGACGAGCTGAAGCGGCTTGGCGTCACCCGCCCGCAGGCCCACAAGAGCACCGAGCGGGCAGTCAGCACGCCTCCGGAGCGACGCCGCAAGGCGGCCGACTGATGGGAACTGCGGTCGCCGCGCTTGCCTCAGCCGCACGGACCACGTCCTCGAACTCCGGGGCGCTCCCGGGGTTTGGCGACTGGTCGAAGTTCCGCGCCCAGCTCGCCGTCACTGCCGCATCGGGGACGACGCCGACGCTGGATGTGGTCATCGAGGACACCCTCGACGGCACGAACTGGAACACGGTCGCCACGTTCACGCAGAAGACCGCGGCAGGCACTCAAACCGTCGACGTCACTGGGCTGTTCAGCGACCAGCTGCGCGTCCGGTGGACGATCGGCGGCGGTACTCCCTCGTTCACGTTCGACGTGAGGCTCTACGGCAGGTGAGAGGGGGCGGTCATGCCGCTGCTGACGCTGGACGAGGCGAAAGCGCAGCTCGACATCTCCACCACCACCCACGACGTCGAGCTGGGCGCCTACATCGAGGGCCTGACTACGGCGATCGAGGCGCACGTCGGCCCGGTGGAGAACCGCGTGGTGACGGAGACGGTCGACAGCCGCGGGCCGCGCATGGCGCTGCAGCAGGTGCCTGCCGTGTCCCTCACCTCGCTCACGCCGATCCTGACGGGCGGCCTGACTCTCGACCTCACGTCCCTGCACCTGGACAGCGCGACGGGCGTCCTGCGGCGCAGGGACGGCTGGGTGTTCTACGGCGGCCCGTGGACGGCCGTGTACACGGCCGGCCGGGGCTCAGTGCCGCCTACCATCAACCTCGCCGCCCGGATCCTGCTGCAGCATCTGTGGCGCACCCAGTACGGGGCGTCGCGGGGCCTGTCGGGGATCGGTGGGGGCGACGACTTCAGTGTCACCGAGCCCGCCCCGGGCTGGGGTTACGCAATCCCAAACCGGGTGCTGCAGCTGCTGGAGCCGTACAAGGCCCCGCCGGGGGTGGCGTGATGCAGACGTCCCGCGTCCCGGCGGCGGTGGATGCCCTTCTGGTAATCCTCCGGGCGGCGCCTGCGCTGGCTGAGGTCCGCATCATCGACGGTCCGGAGCCGGTGAACCTCACCGAGAAGGACATGATTTTCGTCGGGTGGCAGCCCGGAGCCGACGCCGCGGTCGGGCTGCAGCAGGACTTCAACGCTGCGGGCGCCCGGACCCGTGACGAGGCGTTCGAGATCGCCTGCTACGCCGAATCACGGGCGGGCGACAAGGAAATGGCGTTGCGTCGCACGAAGGTGTTCGAACTGGTCGGTGCGGTTGAGGAGGCGCTCCGCGCGACCGACGCCGCGCCGACCGCGCCGACGTTGAACGGCGCCGTGCTGTGGGCGCACCTGACCACTGGCAACCTGCAGCAGGCCCAGAGCGAGGGCGCGATCGCGGGCCTCGCGTTCACAGTGACCTGCCGAGCCCGTATCTGATCCAACC